CTGGAGCCGAGGGCGGGGTTCAGCTCGGACAGGACCTGGGTGGCGGCGAAGCGGGTCGTCGTGGCGAAGGCCCTGAGAGTCGTCCCGGCCGCGGCAGAGGTGCGGTTGATGCGCTCGAGGCCTTCGGCCGCCCCGCCGCCCGCGGTCTTGACCTGGCCAAGCTCGTTCTTCAGGCGCTGGATCTCGGACGTCAGCTCGTCCTTCCCGACGAAGGCGACGACGACTTCCCTGCGCTGGCGGGCCATTTAGGCCTCCTCCGGGCGGAGGCCTTGGGCTGAGGTCATGTCCGCTCCGATCGCCCCATGGAGCCGTTAAATTAACCCGATTCCTGGCTTACCCTGTGAACACTGCAACCCTTCACCCCTGCAACCCATTCCCCTCAGTCCTCCATCGGGAGAAAATCCCACTTGCCCTCATCGGACTTTCCGCCCTCCGTGGCGCGGCGCATGGCCTTGAGCAGGCGGTCCAGCGCCGGGCGCGGCAGGCGCTCGATCACGTCGGGCGTCCACCCGTACTGGCTGGCAAAGATGTGGACGACATCCCAAAAGGGTCTGCCTCCTCCCCATCGCTGTCGCGGTCGCGCAGCAGCTCGACGACCATCCGCTGGACGCGACGTGAGGGCAGCGCGTCGAGCTCGTCCTCGGTCACCGTGATGCCGTGCTGTACCTGCAAGCCGAACTTCACGATCTGCCCGATCGTCTTCTCGTTGATCTCGTCGGTCCACTTCAGCCCGGTCGCGGCCAGCATCCGCTTGTGCTCGCCGAAGGTGAAGGGCCGGATCTCGACCTCGTGGTCCCCGATCTTGACTTTCATCCTGCCTCCAGTGCTGAGGACTGAGGTTTGAGGACTGAGCCTGGGCCCTCAGCACTCAGTCCTCAGTCCTATGAACTGCCGTTAATCGAAGGTGATCGTGTACTCGTCGTTGCCGGCGTTCTCGCGCAGCGCGAGCGTCACATTCAACACGCGGGCCCCGTCCCGCTCGCCCTCGGTGATCCCGATGATCTGCGCCTTGGGCGCCGTGATCGTCATCTTGTTCAGCGCGACCGTGCCGAGCCGCCAGGTCAGGTTCATCAGGGTCCCCGCCTCCATCAGCCCGAACCAATCGAAGGCGGCCTTGGTCGTGATCTCGGCGTCCAGGGTGACAATCGGGTTGCGGCCCGCGATGAAGACCCCTTCGACCGTCTTCGCATCGTTCTGGAACGTGCGGGGCGCCAGGACGACCCCCAGGTCGAAGACGAGCTGCTGGATCCGGATGGCGACCGCATTCAGGGTGAGCGCGGCGTCGGCGAACTTGGGGTACTGCGGCGTCGTCGCGATGGACGGCGTCACGACCGCCAGGTCCGATTGCGCCTCGAACTTGCCGCGCAGCGAGCAGGCGGCGATGCCCGGCTGGCCGCGCGCGAAGGTCATCCGCCCGGTGGCGAAGGCGCCGACGACCTCGTAGGCCTGGCCGAACTCCTGGATCGTGTAGTAGGTGTGCGACTCGAACCCGGTGCTGCGGGGGGCGTAGATGACGCTGGTCGGCGCGACGAAGTCGTCCGTCCGGGCGTGCCCGATCATCTTGAGGACGCGGTCCACCTCCGGCAGGACGCTGGCCGAATACTCTGCGCCCGCGCCGCGGATCGGCATTTCGAGGTCCTGGTCGAGCATGTCCATCAGGATCACGGACGGCCGCGTCCCGAGGGTGCCCGGGCTGGGGCCGAGCGCCTCGAATTCGGCGATGTTCGGCCGCGCCGGCGCGCGATCCACCCGGGCGTGCAGCGCATCGCCGGCGACCACGCTGCCGCCGAAGATATCGGCCCCGTAGGTGGACTCGGCCTTGGCATAGACGACCCGCCTTCGGATCAGTGGGACATTGGGCTGCGCCATTCTCTCCTCCTCCGTCGTCGTCAGGACTGAGGACTGAGTGCTGAGGTTCGGGCTCAGTCCACAGTCCTCGAACCTCAGTCCTGCTTTATTCGAGGCTTGCGATCATCCGCTGGTACGACACCCGGTAGCGCATCAGGGCGCCGACGCGGTTCTTGCCGGCCAGCGAGACCTCGTCGGCATCGATCACCCCGACCCGGACCGTGTCCGACGCCTCCGTGCCGCGGGTGCGGTCCGTCATCACCGCCTTGTGGATGTCGCCGATCAGCGCGTTCAGCGCCGTGCTCATGTTCGCGGCCGCCTCGACGTAGGCCCGGATATCGATGTCCAGCGTGCTCTCGTCTTCCTCGGTGGTGAAGATCGCATCACTTTCCGCGCCGGCGTTCACGAAGACGGCCGGGAGCTGTGATGAGAGGAGCTCCGAGATCGGTCGGAAGTCCCGGCTCGCCAGGCGGACGTCGGTCGCGTACCCCTCGCCACTGGCGATGCCCGTGACCGCCGCCAGCACATCGGCCAGGATCTCCTCGCGTCTCACGTCTCACCTTTCACTTCTCACTCTTCCAGCACCCCCTGCACTGCCTCAGCCATGTCGTCTTCGAGGCGGTCGAACGCGCGGGCGGCCTCGGGACCCCACACGGGCCTGGCCGCCATGCCGGGATGCTCGACGCGAGCCACGAAGGCGGCACCGATCTTCAATGCCCTCGGGCCCTGGGGGGTCTGGGAGAACTCCGGGGCCGGCTCGCCGCGGCGGCTGGCCCGGGCCACCCTGCGCGCGCGTCGCCGGGCGATCTGGGCCGTCACCGGCAGGATCTCGTGGGGAGCCGTGCCGCCCTCGAGAAAGCGGGCCACGAAGGATGTCGAAAACACTTCGACCCGGAACATGAAGCCCTCCTCGACGATCGGCTCGACAAAGACAGAGTCGCGCGTCTGGCCGGACCGCACCGCGGTGCCGGCCCGCACGCTTTCCGCGTAGCGGTTCGCGGCCCGCTCGAGGCCCTGGCCGAACGCCCGCTCGCGCAGGGCGTCAGGCAGGATGTTCAGATACCGCTCGGCCTCGGATGCGCTCACCAGGATCCGCATCGCCATTTCTTCTTACCTCTTACCTCTCACCTTTCACTTCTCACCCGTATGCCGCGCCGCGCTCGTGTTGCTGGAGCCCGTGCTCGACGTCCGGCAGCAGGTGGCGCACGATGTAGCTGACCGATTGGCCCTCGACGCTGATGCTGCTGATCCCTTCCTGTCGCTTGTCGCGCATCCGGAAGTCATGGAGGATCTGCGACAGGGCCAGCGCCTCGATGTGGGCCAGCTTGTCCGCATCCTTGGTCGCGTCCAGGCCGGCGTTGAAGGTCGCCTCGATGTTCTGCCGGCCGAGCCGCCAGGTGGTGGCTGCCACGCTTTTGAGGGTCACGCGGCCCAGCTCGCGATCGATGATGACGTGTGTGGGCAGCGTGATCGTCACCGGATCGTCGCCCTGGTCGTCGCGGATCACCAGGGCGGTCAAGGTGTTCAACGGCCATTCCGGCCACTGGAAGGTCATCTCATCGAGGCGGTCGTCGCCGTTGAGCTTGAGATCGACTTCGCCCTGGCCGTAGTCGGCCCCGGACGCCTTAAAGGTGCGAGCCTTGAGGCGGCGGCGCGTGACCTGCTCGAACTTCATCGTGACGGCATCGATGATGTCCTCGAGGACCTCGTCGTGCTCATCCGTCCCGATGCCCAGGTGCTTCCGGACCTTCGCGGCCGTCGTCAGCGCCGACTTGATCAGCGCCACGGCCTACCTCCGGCCACGCGGTCGGCGGTCGCCGTGACGGCGCGTGGCATCCTCTTCTGGCTCGACGTCGGCCGTCTCAGTCCGACTGCCTGCATGATCCTCGGGCGCCTTGGCGGTGGTCTGATGCACAGCCTCGGCATAGCCGCCGGCGATCAGCGCCTTGGCGGTGGCCGGCTCGAGGTCCGCCACTTGGCCGACGTGGAGCACCCCGGCCGGTCCGGCGAGCATCGTCCGCATCCGGATACGCATAGGCTCCCCCACGCTGACGCGGCGCTACTTCAGGCCGATCAGCGCCGTGGCCGTCGTGCCGGTCGCCTTGACCTTGCGGGCGGCGATCTTGTAGACGTGGCCGACGAGTACCGCCGTCAACGTCACCTCTCCGCCGCCTTCCATCTGCACCGCAAGGTTCCCGGCACCGCCGACGTAAATGCCGCGCACGTTGATCTCGGTCGTGTCGCTCGGCGTAATCGCGAAGGCGTTTTGAAACACGATCCCCTCCCGCCTACTGGGCGATCAGGCCGGCGTTTCTGGCCGCGGTCAGCAGCGAATTCAGCTTGGTCTTCAGTTCGTTGATGAGATCCGCCTCGGGCTGGCCGTACGTGGCGTCGGCATCGGCCGTCGCGGCCGCGGCGATGGCCGCGGCCTGAGCGGGTGTGCCGGCGGCGGTCGCCTGACCCTTGACCACGGCGCCGTCCGCGGCCTTTATGACCAGGACTGTGCCACCCTGCTCCCGGTAGACTTTCGGCTCGTAAGTCATCTGCCCCTCCTTTTGCTGCGACCCTTGACGCACCCCAGATGATCGAGATGCGTCAAGGGTCTAGCGCTGTGCGCTCAGGCTGAGCGTGCTTCGATTACGCCGTCCCCTCCGCAGGCGACACGTGCGTCTCGCCGGCCACGTTGGCGCCGTGGGTCGTCGGGGCCTTGTGCGCCCCGTACTGGATGTACCAGGCCGCGGCCACCACGGCGTTCTGCGTGGCGCGGTCCACGACCAGGCGCACGTAGCGCTCGGCAGGCTTTTTGACGTCGATGTAGAAGGTCTTGTCGTCGTCGCTATCAGCGATCACCTGCGCGCTGCCGGCCAGGTCGGCCGCATCCGAGAGATCCGAGGCAGCGCCCTGCGCGGCCCGGATCCCGGTGACGGCGCCGGCCGTGATCGCGCCGAAGGTCACCACCATCAGGGCGCCTTCGAACCCCTGCATGTCGAGTGTGGCGCCGTTGATGTCGGTCGCGCCGGCCGCACCGGCCGTCGGCGAGATGGCGTTGGTAATCTTGCAGTTTTTCGAGAGCTCCATCGTTCCCTCCTCCGTTGCCGGATCCCGGGGGGCCGTGACGGCCCCCCGGGTCAGACATCAGCCGCTTATGCCAGCTTGACCCGCACGAACGCCTCTTCCAGGACCGGCATGCCATCGACCTCCATCCGGCCGATGAAGCCGATCTGGTTGGTCTCGGCGTACAGCTCCACCAGCCGCTGGAGCTGCATCGTCAGCGCGTCGGCGATCCAGTAATGCGAGAGGTCGCCGAGGATCCCGACATACAGCCCGGTCGTGAAGGTATTCGGGGCGAACTCGGACATGTGCACCGGAAAGCCCAGGATCCGGTCGGGCTGGCCCACCTGGACGCTTTGCTCCCAGATGTACCGGCCCTCGCCGTCCTTGAGCTTGGCGATCTGCTTGAGCGCGTCGCGGTGGAAGATCCACCGCGCGCGGGACCAGTACTGGCCCTTGAGGGTGTATTTCACGTTCTTCAGCCCGTCGAACCGGATCTCGGTCGTGGTGTTATCAGCGTTCACGTCGCGGCCCGTGCTGATGCCATGCGCCGAGGCCGTGAAAAGCCCCAGTGGCTGCTGCGCGCCGGATCCGGTGAGGAACCCCTTCTCCTCGGTCACGGCGAACTTGTACCCGAGGCGGTCGCGGACCAGGGTCTCGGCCCCGCCGCCCGTGAGGCGCAACAGCTTGTTGCTGACCTTGATCCGCTTGGCGAGCGGATGGGGATGCAGGTCGCGCTTGCCGACCTTCAAGGCCGTGTCCTCGGCGCCGGTGGCGAGCTCGGACGTCCAGTCGGCGTCCGAGATATCGGTATCGAGTGACGGAGCGCCGAGGCTCTGCGCCATGCTGACCTGGTGGACCGTCGCAAAGCCTCGGATGAACACCTGATCGTCCACGAACTTGATCAGCCCGCCGACGAACTCCTCCGGCATCACCAGGTAGCCGCCCTCGATCACCGAGTCGGCCTGCATCGCGCGCAGATGGTACAGCCCGGACGCGGGCTGCGCCGAGCGGACCTCGGCCATCCACTTGCGGAATTGCGGGTCGATATAGACCTGGGTGTCTTGCTCGGTCCGGACGCCCTGGGGGCCGACATTTGGTCCACGCATCCGGATTGTTCGCGTCTCGTGTCCCTGGACCTGCACGCCGCCGCCTGCGCCAGGGCTCGCGTTCTGCTGGCCGGCCACAGTCGGCATCGGGGCTCTG